ATAATCCAACTCCAATTGTAGCAGCAGTTAAAGCACCTAACATAATAAATTGCGATATTCCTGGAGCACCTAATATACCAAACAATACTGCTGAAGAAACAATCATAATACCCATAACACCTAATCCAGGTCCAATATTAGACATCATTTGACCAAATTTACCTCTTTCTTTTTGTTTTCCAAATTTTCTTGTAGCAGTTCCATCATCACCTAAACTAGTTATAGTTTTGGCGGATTGAGCAAATTTAGCTAAGCCAAATCCTAATAATGCTAATCCAACACCCATTGCGGCTGCCGTTAAAGAACCTAATGAAATATTTTTCCAAAATTTTCCTAATCCAAAAAATACTAATCCCATTACCCCGACTATTCCAAGAGCTGCAGTCATTCCGATTATTACATTTTTTGCTCCAGAACCCATCCCCAATATTTTACCAATACTAGATATAGTTAAAACAAATAAAAATAATCCTCCGGATAAAACTACTAATGCAGTACCCATTGATTTTGCAGTTCCAGTACCATCTTTAATTTTTTTCTCAAATTTTCCCATTAATACCATTGCTCCAGTTAATCCAACAAGAACTCCAACAATGGCTAACATAGTAGCTAATGGTTTTCCTTTAGTTCCCAATAATACACCTGCTAAAGCTATAGCACCAGCTATTCCAACAATTGATAAACCAATAGATAAAAGTAATATAGACATTGCTTTTGCAAATTTAGTCATAGTTACTAAACTTCGTATAAGCATGTCGAACATTTTCATAGCATTTATTATGATTTTTCGACTTCGACCAACATATATAATTGTATTAAATAAACCTTTTAATGATTTAGAAGTGGCATCAATTTTTCTATTACTAAGTTTTAATTTAGCAAATTTAGAAAGAGAATCAAATATTCCTTTAATTATACCTGCACCCATTTTAGCATCTTTAACTTTGGTACCAGTTCCAAATAATCCAGATATTGGTGCAGTTCCTTTATCGCTTGTCCCAGGTGTTCCATCACCAGTAGATTTTTCTCCACTATCTAATTTTTTGTTAATTTGAACGCAAACTCCAAGAATTTGTTTTAATATCTCATTACCCGTTTGAGCCATAAAAAAGTTATTTATTTTATATATTCCTTAAAAAGAAAAAGTGTCCGAAGACACTTTTAAAATTTTGGAATTTGCATTTGTGGAACTTTCATTTGTGGAACTTTCATTTGTCCCGGACTAAATTTATTTTTAGAAAATTCTTTATCTTGATTTTTTTGTTGTTTCTTATATTCGTTATTTTCTTCTTTTACAAATTCTTCATAATTGATAATCATATACTCAACTCGATAATATTCCATTTTATCAAGTTCTAATGGAGTAATATGAAGATTTTTAGCAAATAAAAATTCAATCTTAAACCAATTCTCCAAATGGATCTGAAATAAGGAAAACAGATTTGATCCCTCCGAGAAAGTTTAATGGAGCTATATGCTCCGCACCTCCCTCATCCGTATATTTAACTACCGGATTAACTGTTTCTATAAATAAATCTTTTAAATGAGTTAAAACAGAAACTTCTGAAATTGACCAACTATTTGAATCAAGAACCATTTTTTCATAACTATTATCACTTAATCCTCTCCAATTTTGTATAACAAACGGTGCAAAACTAATAAAATCAATATCAAACATTTCTTGATTTTCTTGTTTTCTAGAAATATAATTTTTAAGATAATTTGTTACACCAACACTTGGAATAGTTACTTTTATTACTTTTCCTGTTTTAAATTTTAAAACAAAACATCTTTCTGTTTCATCATAATATTTCATAAGTTTAGGATTAAGATTAATATAATCTATCATTTCCTTAGTTACATCAAGTTTAGTAGTTTCGGATGTTTTAACTTGAAGTTGATTTTCTCCTTTTACGAATGTATATTCTCTAATAGCTAGTAAAATATAAAATCTATCAACTTCTTTAATATCTTTCCAAGAAGAATGAATATCTTTAGTTTTAAAAGTTACACATCTTTCTAACATATAATTGAGCATATCATCTAAAGCTGGAATATCTTCTTCATGTAAAGTTGACCAATGTCGTACTTCACCAGCAGTTGCCGATCTAATAGCTATTTCAGCATCTGCTGGATAAAAAAGTCCTTGAGTAGGTAATTCTTTTATTGGTAGTTTTTGCCAACCAACTTGATTTCCTAGTGATATTTCTTCACTGGTTTTTGACCCTGGAAATCTAGGAGCTGCAGTTGCAGTTATTTTTGCTCCTACTTGTTTATTTTCTTCTTTTTCTACAAATTTTTGTAGTTGTTCTTCAACATTTTTATCTGGCATATTTATTCGGTTTAATGTATTATTCAATTTATATATCTTTATATGCTTGAAAAGTAGCAAGTTTTAACAAAAACTTAATTTTATATAATTATATTTTTATGCAAACAAATTTATCTTTTATAGGCTCTTGTGTTTTAATATATGTATAATATTTGTTTTTGGAAATTTTTAATTTTTTAAGAACTTCTTGAACTCCGTCAAGTATAAATTCTTCTTTTGTTTCAATATTAATACATTTTATCTTATTTCTAAGATATTCCCATCTATCTCCTTTTAATTCTATATCTAAATCTTTTAATTTATCTCTAGTTCTATTAGAATTGAACATAGGATTTTCATTTTCGGTGAGTTTATTTTTGCGTCCTTCAGATATTTTAATTTTTACATCATCTCTTTTAGCAGGATTTAAATTTCCCATTTTACAATTTGAATATCTTTCAATCATTTCTGGTGTTCTAATTTTCCCTTTATTAGCATCAGATATTCGTTTTGAATATAATTCTTTATTAGGATGGTGAGTATATGTATCTCCTCCAAAACTATTTACTGCAATATTATATCCTAATGGACTTAAACATGGTAATTTATTTATCCAATAAGTTTCTCTCAAAGAATGTTCTTCGGGAGTTTTACAAGTTTCTATTATTTCTTTAAGAAAATTTTCTTTGCTATATTTTTTTATTGCTAAATGTAATAATTTTCCACTTCCTAAATATTCTGGATTATTATATTCATCTTTACCAACATAAATTTTATTATTAATAATGTTAGTTGTCTTATAAATAATATATTGTTTTTTCATGTTTATTTTATATATTCTCATCCCAAAAGAAAAACTAAATATTTTTGTTAAGTTTTAGTTAAATAAAAAAGAGAGAATTATATAATTCTCTCTTAATTTAAATATTTAGTTTAAGTAAAGTCCTTAACTGTCTATTAGACAATGGTTTCGTCCCAGTAGTCACACGCTAAAGTGAATCCAGTAATTTTAAATACTTCTTCATTTTTATAATCTAACGGTACTTCAGGAATTCCAGTCATTGGGAATGCATAATACAATTTCCATTGCCAAAATGGTCTTGATCCTCTATCATATAATGTAATCAATGTCCAAGGAGCCACGTAATCAGCCTTTAATCCTGTTCTACCTGTTAATGGATCATATACTAAATCGCACCATTTTCTTAATAATTTTACTGTATACGCACTTGGTGTAGTATCAACGTTAACTTCAAAATCAAATGCTACATCCATTGTAGTTTTCTCTGGTTTTGCACCAGCAAAACGTCTTTCAGCCCACTTATACCATTGAGATGCTAAAGTTGTAGGAAAAGAATGAGATTGTAAACCACTAAGATTAGTAATACCTTCTAACATTAAATTCGTACTTTCTTCAGTTGCACCAACTGCTGTAGGTAATGAAATTTGTACTGTAAACAAATTTTGATATACTGGTTCATACAACTTTTGTGCTGCTCTAGTATTTCTAAAATGGGATAACCCATATAAACCTTGACTTGTGAAATTTTCAGCCATATTTTTTACTTATTTTTTATTTTTTATTCTTTTATTGTGTTGCATTATTTCCTGAACTTACTGAACCTTCTGAATTAACTGTAAATCTTGCAACAATTTTTGTAAGAGCTCCGGTTACCCAAAGATCAATATCAATAAGTCCAAAACCATCAGCAATTATTGATGCTGAATTATTATCATCATCCATTTGTAATGTATATTTATAAATTGCTCCAGCATCTTTAACTGTTTCAAGTATAGGAGCTACTGAATTAATTATATTTAATCTTGTAATTGGATTATTAAAATCAAATACAAAATTTTGAAGAACTTCATTAATTTGAAGTTCTAATGTATTAAGTAATTCTCTAACATGTAAATTGTTATAATCGCTTTTTACATTTTGAAATGCAGTTGCGTTAGCATAAATCATTGTTTGACCAGTTGCGGGTCTTTCAATAATTGAATTATAACCAAACGGTTCAAGATAATTTCTATCAGTTTTATCTATCATATATTCAACACCTGAAAGTGCTGGATTAGAAAGAATACCATTTCTATTTGCAACAATTGCATAAGGATTTCCACCTAAAAATTTTCTTGCATATGCATTTGCAACATCTGCTGCAGGTGGAATATCTATTAATTTTCCATTTTCACTATATTTAAGAAATGGACCAAATACTCCACAATATTTAGATCCTAATTCTTCATTAGGTAATGAGAATTTAAATGATCTTGGCATATCTGGATTTCCACCTTGTGCAATAAATGCTGAATTAAAAACAGGTTTAGGATCAACACCAGATACATATGTATCTACAAAATATGGATTTTG